GTCAGAGGAAGCGGCATCCGCAATTGCAAAGTTTAGCAACATAACAGGATTAGCCGCAGACGAATCTATGTCTGCAAAAGAAAAATACAGCAGACTGGGAAGTGTGATTGTAGATCTTGGAAACAATTATGCAACAACAGAAGCTGATATTGTAGCAATGGCGCAGAATTTAGCATCCGCTGGAACGCAAGTTGGAATGTCAGAATCTGATATTTTAGCACTTGCTGCATCATTATCCTCTGTTGGAATGGAATCAGAAGCGGGCGGAACAGCGTTTTCCAAGGCGCTGATTAAGATGCAATTAGCGGTAGAAACCAATAGCGAATCATTAAAAGATTGGGCGAGCGTTGCGGGAATGAGTGCAGATGAGTTTGCGAAAAAATTTAAAGAAGATGCAACGGGAGCACTACAGGCGTTTATTGAAGGATTGTCGAATTGCGGAGGAGAAAGTGAATCTGCAATTAAAGTATTGACCGATATGGGAATCACAGAAACGCGCATGAGGGATTCGTTGCTTAGAGCAGCTAATGCAAGCGACGTATTCACATCGGCAATTCAGACTGGGAAAACGGCGTGGCAGGAGAATAATGCGCTTTCGGAAGAAGCGAATAAACGATACGAGACAACCGCGAGCCAACTAAGCATTATGAAGAATCATATACAGGATGCAGGCATTACGCTGGGTTCTGTTTTTTTGCCTGTTTTATCAGATGTAGCTAAAAAAGTATCAGATTTTGCGGATAAGATAGCAAGTTTGGATAAAAAAACACAAACAACAATTGTACAAATTGCGGCCTTTATTGCAGTGCTGGCACCCGTATTAATGATAATCGGAAAGGTCTCGTCGGGGATATCTGCGATTATAGGAATTGGCTCTAAGCTAACTGGATTATTTTCTGGAATAGGTGCAGCAGCACAAACTGGAGGAGCGACAGCGGCGGCAGGAATGGCGGCTCCGATTTTGCCAATTTTAGCAGTTGTGGCAGCAGTAGCAGCGATTATAGGAATAATAGTGTTGCTATGGACAAAATGCGAAGATTTTCGAAACTTCTTCAAAGGGATGTGGGAGGGGTTCAAAGATGTAATTGACGGCTTCTTGGAAAAAATTGATTTCGGAGACAAAATAGACGGAATCAAAGAAAAATTTTCAGGATTAGGAGAAAAATTAAAAGGTTTAAGTGATTTTTTTAAAGTCATAGGAACTGCAATTGCACAGTCTCTTATTCCGGTAATGGCGATATTGGCGGGAGCG